TTGTATAAGAAACATGTGTAAGTATGGTGATCACTTCAACCTATTAGACATCGTAAATAAAGAAGGTGTTCTTGGATGTATCGCCCTACCAGTTGGTGAGATAGAAAGAGAAGAAGGTTATAACAACGACCCGAACAGTTTACGTTTCAAGTGGCTAACACAAGGTAATACTGTATTTGAAAATTATCAAGTGTCACACCTAAGAATACTTGGTGATGATAGATTTTTACCTTATGGTCGTTCAGTATTAGATTCATCACGTAAAGTGTGGCGACAATTGTTAATGGCTGAAGATGCTATGTTGATTTATAGAATTAGTAGAGCACCAGAACGTAGAGTGTTTTATGTTGATGTAGGCAACATTCCCCCCAAAGATGTTGAAAACTACATGCAACAGGCAAGAGATAAACTGAAAAGATTGCCTAATGTAAATCAATCAAATGGACAAGTTGACTTACGATACAATCCCGAATCAATACTTGAAGACTTTTTCATTCCCGTCCGTGGTGATAGAGGAAGCAGAATTGAAACATTGCCTGGCGGTGAGAATGCCGCTGCTATTGAAGACATTCAGTATCTACAAAATAAACTGTTTATCTCATTGGGTGTGCCAAAGTCATACCTTACAGCTGAAGAAGACTTGAGTGGTAAGTCAACACTAGCACAAGAAGACATTAAGTTTGCTCGGACAATACAGAGAATACAAAAAATTATTATTAGTGAGTTAGCTAAGATAAGTTTGATACACTTGTATCTAAGAGGTTATGATGAAGCATCTGTTTATAACTTTGACTTGAAACTAACCAACCCATCTACAGTTACAGAAATGATGCAACTTGATTTGATGGATAAAAGATTTGGTGCAGCAAGAGACATTGCTGATTCAGAGTTGATTTCTAATGAGTATGTTCAGAAGTCTATACTTAAACTTTCTGATAGTGATATTGCTAGTATAAAGATTGATAGACAGAAAGAAGCATCAGAAAAGTTTATTGTTGACCAACTTGAACAAGGTGAAAGTGCAGTGGGTGGAGGAGAAGAAGGTCAACCACCAGCACCACCAGCTAGTAACGAAGACGATGACAATAGTAACAATGAAACAAAAATTCAGAAGAGAAATAAATCAAGAGAGATTGCTAAGGATATGATGCCTTACGACCCAACAGGTACAAGAGAATTGCCTGGCTATCCAAAAGATTATACCTATAACGAAACAGGTATAACTAGTAGAGGCAAACAGAAGAAGCAAAGACCAGACATATTAGATAAAACTATTTCGGACATTATGAAGTTTAATACTGAATCAAATAATATGTTAGAGTCTTTGAATCGGGACAACAGTGAAGAAAAATTAGATAAATCGACACTAAAAAGTATCGTAAGTAACCTTTAGGAATCCTTTTTTATATTTATTTTAGTAAACTATATCATTTTTATAATTTGGGGCTAATAATGAAACACAATAAACAGAAAAATGTGGGCATAATGTTTGAGATTTTGAGCCACGCTGTTTTGCGGGAAGTTTCGGAAAAAAGAAACCGTAGAGCAGCAAGATTGTATGCTCTAATCAAAGAAAACTTTCTGAAAGACACAGAAATCTCAAAAGCCTATAAGATTTATTCACAGTTTATTCATAGTGAAGCAAGAAACGTATACTCGGCTGATTTATTTATTCAAAATCTCATAAAAGAATATGTAGTGAGTGTAGATAAAAAGAAATTAAATGCCGAACTGAATAGATTATCAGAATCTATTTCTCGTATTACTAATAAAAAGAATCTTCTAAAAATAAACATACCTAACTATAAAACGATTGCTAGTTTTCATATTAGACTACATGAAGGTAATCAATACATTAGTTCCAGAGAAAAGTTGATTATTGATGAAACATTGATGGATCACTTGTTAGAAAACAAGGCTGCTAAACGTATCCGTGACGTTAGGGAACAATCCAAGTATGAAAAGAAAACCATAGAAGAGATACAAACTGAAAAACTTGCTTTGGTAATAGCCCTACAAAAGTTTGATGACATCTACGGAAAACTTTTGACCAAAGAACAAAAGTTGTATCTTGAAAAATACTATACCACAGCCGAACCTGCTAAGTATAAGCGTTGGGTAGATAAGAAAGTAAATAATCTAATAGATGAGATTGCTAACAAGTCACCAGCTATTACCGATGAAAAGATTACAGAAAAGATTGAGTTAGTTAGTGAAAAACTAAAAGGTATAGTTGAACAGAAGTCTGTAAGTACCAGTAATTTGAAAGACATACTACTTATAGTAGAGATGAAAGACAAACTAGATCTTTTTTAGGAGATAAAAATTGGCTAACGAAACAATATTGAGTAAGTGGACAGCACTTTTCCCATCACAAGACCCACTGTCTCAGCCAGACCAAGTAGGTGGTATGGGTATGGGAACAGGCCCATCTTTAGTAAATTATACTTTTAGTCCAGAACGTGGCCCATCAACAGAAGCAACTGATCATTGGACACCTGGCAATCCACACCCTGTCAAGGGTGACACCGACATTATAGCTATGTGGAACAGATCAACTAATATTTCTGGTCAGTTCAAAGATGAAGATACTCGTCAACTAAAAGACAATACACTTCTTGCTAATTTAGTTCAACAGAGAGCGAAGGGTA